AGATCTTCTTCGTAATCAAATACAGAAAATCCTTCTTCTCTTAGCTCATCTTCATCTAATGCATAAATATTAGTAGCCCAAATTATTTCTCCATTGGAAGGAGCTTCAAATCTTGCAGGTATTTTTTTATCGTTCATTGTAGTGTCTTTTGAATTGTTGAATTAAAAATGGATTAGCCCATTCTCTAAAATTAGGATCTGCTTCAATTGCAGCAATTTCGGCTAATGAATTGGCATCACCTACTAAAACTAGAGTTTGTCGCATAGAGGTTCCATCTTCCATCATTTTGATAGCCTTATTCGCATCATCCCATCCTCGTTGAAAGACTCCATCTAATGTACCAATAGCTTTACTAGGTTCGTACATCAAATTAGTTAGTGTAGCATTCAAAGTATCAGAAACTGCCTTTTGTCTCATTTTATCTATTTCCTCTTGAGGTACAATATAATCAGTTTTTTCATACCAATAGATTATACCTATAGCTCCTTCTTGTATTTCGTATAGAGGATTCATAATTATTTTATGATAGTATCAATTCGAAAGTTTCAACATAATCAGATGGCTTTACGCCTTCGTTCATATATGAAATAATAGATTTTTCTTTAAGTTTAGCTTCGACCATAATCCAAGCACCGGTATTCCAATCGGTAATTTCTTCATAAATCCAATCGGCATGAGCCCTTGCCATTTTTTCAGGTTGTTCATGATTTATCGTAGACGAAAAATGAAAACCTGCAGGTATATTATCCCATGTTGATGCAGCAAGTTTAGCTGCTTCTTTGTGAGTTAAATTACCGCTGCAAAATTTATGGTGATGAGAATCGAATGTAATTGGTATTTTAATTTCGGCATATAGTAAGTCGTATAAATCCTTAACTGAATATTGAGAAGCTTTATCGTCGTTTTCGATAACCAATCGAGCTTTAGTGTTTGGGTGTAGCTTTTGAAAGTTTTCGATAAATCTTTTAGCGCATTCATCTTTACCGCCTTGAGTAGTATTTAAGTGAATGTTGATTTGATTCCAATGAGATGGTTCAAGACCCATAGCATCGAAAATTTGAGTGTGCTGATCTAATTCCTTAATGGTTTTCTTAACTACAAATTTACTTTGTGAGCCAAGAACATTGAAAGGTCCTGGATGGAATTCTAGACGTTGACCATATCGAGTAGCTAATGTACCGGCTAATTGAAGATTTTTTTCGATCATTGACCAATCTGGTAAATCTTGCAATTCGTATTCGGACATCCATGGAAACATATTTGAAGAGATACGAAAGAACTTAATTCCTTTACGTTCATTCCATTGAATGATTTTTACGAGGTCTTTAACATTTTGCAAAGCTAAAGATGAAACTACTGCATTTGTTTCTCGTTGAGCTTCGAAAGTTTTCTTAATCATACTTCGATTAGTGAAAATTCCTTCGCTTTCTTGTAATTCTAGGTTGATGCAGCAATAGCCGATTCTTTCGTGTATGTTCATAGTATATTTTTATAAGACAAATATAACAAAAAACCTCGATAAAAGGAAATATCGAGGTGAAAGTTGTTAACAATTATTTAGAACCAAATCCAATAGTTTTTCTATCGACTTGCATTTCTGAATAAACTTCTTCTTGATTGTATACCTCTGATACTGTCATAGGTTTGTCGATGGTAGTGTTTTTACCTAAATGGTCGGATAGCTTTTGAGCAGCTTCTTTATCTAACTTTTTAAATTCATGTTTTAGGATTAATCGACCTTTACGTAATAGAGCTTCGTCGATAGTAGTAATGTCACTGTTGAACGTACAGATAATTTGAGTACCTAAGAAGTCAGATATAATTCCATCTGATAGATTTAATAGCTTATCTACCGTTGCACCACCTTGTTTACGAGATTTAATAGCTTCTTCTGCATCTTCAATAATCAAAATCGAATTTGGAAAATCTGCCATTAGTGGTAAAAATCCAGGATCAGTCAATGAATTGATTAGCTGATTTGGTAGATAAATCATAGTTCTAGATTCGGCTAACAGGGAAATCAGATATCGAATGTACATAGATTTTCCTGTTCCAGGTAGACCATGTAAAAGAGCAATTCCTTTTTTATTTTCTCTAGAAAGTGCTTCTATTAGATAGTCATGTTTAACAGCCCATTCTTCACCATAATTCATTTCGATATCTAATTCAGGAATGTTGATGTCAAACGATCTCAAATCTAAGCCTCCATCATCTTGAATCACCATATACACTTTAGTTTTATCTACTTTATATACTTGCATTTTCATTATTTCCTTAATGAATTTTTGTGCAAGTTCTTGTTTATCAAGAGACCAGTAAAATTCAATTTCCAATGTATATTCTTTCTTAGTTTCTAGGTTGTATTTCGCATAGATTACTAAATCCTTATCGCCTGTCCGTAGTTTACCTCTAACATTTTTAGGAGCCATTAACTCCTTTTTGTTTTTGAATTTGTAATTAGCGGAAAAAATTTCAAAGTTTTCATTGAACCATTTATCCCATTTACGTTTTGGGATTACGATTCCATTTTCACTCCATTCGCTAGGACAAACATCATTATACATCCACCAAAAGATGTCTTGATGATTATATGCTTGCGTAGTATCTAAAGTTTTAATGTGTTCAGATGGATTCATATTTTCTTTTCTTTTTATATGCAACAAAAGAAGACCTAAGTCTTCTTTAATTGTAGGTTGTTAAAAACTTATTTTGATAGGTCTCTTGCGGCTTTGCCTAATTCCATATCATTAGGAATGGAATTAACAAAATGATTAAACGAAACATGATATGGATCGATGTTATATTTTTCTTCGATAGCTTGACTTCGTAATAGTTCATGAGAAAATTCAGTAGAATCACCAAATTCAACAATTACGTGGAATTGGTCTTCCCATCCTGAATGTAAAATTGCTATGCTAATAGGTTCGTATTCTACCCATCCGAGTTTAACAAATCCTGTTTTTGTAGTAAATTCAGCAGGTTTATCATTCGGCAATAAGAATCTTTTACCTATAATTCTTTGCATTAATCTGTCGTCTATTTGTCTCATATTAAGAATCTTTTTTCATACTTGATAATTTTGAATAAATTCTTTGTGCAATCATTTTCGTATCAGAAGGCATTTCCGCTTTTTCATATATCCATCTCAAATATTCCTGATCTTCGGCAAATATAGCTTGAACTGTTTTGCCAGAATGTTTACCGAAAGTTAAGGTAACTTCACCAGCTTCATTCTTTGCAAACTTACCAGAAAGATCTAATTTTTTATCTAGTCCGGTAGTTTCGTTATGAAGTTTATCGAATTCAGTTTCATCAAACCACATTTCCATTTGTTTAAAAAATATGCCTGCAGTTGCAGTTACATCCGCCTCAGCTGAATGCGCATTTTGAAGTTCAATTCCTAAGAATCTATTCAAAGCACCTTTAAGATTACGGGTTTCATATTGAGTCCAGATTCTATATGAATCTAATATTCTGCGTTTTCTATAATCGAATAGCTTCTTCGCTCTCAAAAATTCTTCAAATATTAATGGAATATCATAATGCAAAATGTTATAGCCACCTAAATCCGAATCACCTATAAATTCTAAAATTGAATCAGCTAACTCGGTAAATGTAGGAGAATCTTTAACGTCTTCATTAGTAATCCCATGAACTTCAGTAACTTCTTCAGGAATATTAATAGTTGGGTTTACTAATGAATAGAATTTATCAGACGTTCCATCTGGATTGTATTTGATGATACAAATCTCTACGATTCTATCTTTTGTGGTACTCAACCCGGTGGTTTCCACGTCCATAAATGATATTGGCTTTTGTAATGTCATAGTTATATTTGTCCGTTAATTATTTTTTGTTGTATAAGTTTTTGCTCATCTTCATCTGCAAATTCTAGTATTTCTAGTGTATTATCTGACCAATCATCCTCTATTGTATACACATCTGCATCCAACATCCAAGAAATAAAAGTTTCAAAATCTTCTTTTGCCTTTTTTCTTACCAAATTCTCATCTAAAACTCTAATTGTTATTCTCATATTATTTTGATATATGGTGGTCTAATATTTTCATTGGTTCGTTTCTATCATCTAAGATTTGCATGATTTCTTCGATGTGATATGGTCTAAATTCAGGAGAACCACATATACCTACGTCCATTCTTTTACCTCCATTAAATCTATTTTCTCCTTTAAGATGTTGATGACCATGAAGCATATATGCTCCATAATGCATTTTGTTCCAACTTACAATTGGATAGTGGCAAAGAGTAAAGTTAGAAACTTCTGATGCAGCATTTGTGATTTTCAATTCTTCGTAATGAGCAACATGAGAAAACAACTTTCGATACTCACCACCAATTTTATCTCGTTGAATGTGATGGTCGTGATTACCTAAAATAAGTACAATATTGTGGCAGTTAATTTTCTTACGAAATTCTTTAACTTCAGCTTCACCACCAAATGACCAATCACCTAAATGAATCAACCAATCTTTAGCACCTACATTATCGTTGATGTTTTTAATCATCGTCTCATTCATTTCAACTGTAGTGTCAAAGTCTCTAACTTTATCAATTGGAACATTACCGTCGAAATCTCGCCAGTTAGTTTCACCTCTAACAATATTAGAGTGAGAAAAATGAGTATCTGACGTTACCCAGATATTTTTAGCTGTTAGTTTCATTTAAGTATTTTAGTATTTGTTCCTTGATTCCTGATTGTTTTATGCCTTCAGTCGATTTTGGTGTGAGTACAAAATTTGATAGACCCCAAACTCGAGTACATGGTACAGAGTAATCTAATACTTCAACTGCCATGTTCAAATCATCTACTGCTACCCAATGAGTAATTTCGGGATGGTCTTTTATGAATTGTGCAATTTCCAAAGAACGCTCTTGCTCATATTGTAAACTTCTAATCCATTCAAATCCTTCAGGTTTTTCACAACCTATAAATGAAGGAGTAAAAGCAATAGGAGCTTTTGAAATTCCTTGTGCTAAGTAGTATGAACTCAATTCTTCTAGATTTGCATGCTTCTTCCAATCAGAAGAAACTACGATTTCTGCACCAGTTTCAGCTAATATTTGATTTAATACCTTCACTGCCTTTTTATCAAAATCGTCGAAACGATATTCAATAGGTGCAGTCTTAAGCATTCGGTCCCATTCAGGATTTAGCTTATGGTATTTTTTCATTTTATTCATTCTGCCACCCCAATTGTTGGAAAGGCATATTACGCCGTCATTATCCAGAAACAAAATTTTCATCTTTTAAAATATTTTTTATAATTAACATTCCTTCTTTTTTAAAATCACATTCCCAAACAGTCTTAAATTTATAACCATTTTTTGTTGCATGATGTTCTTTAATACTATCGTATTCCCATCTTTTTTTAGCAGTCATTTTAGAGTTTCCTCTACCTACTATATCATTTTCATTATATTTTAATGGGTTTGCGTGCCAATAATCTCCATTATATTCTACAATTAAATTAAATTTTAAAATATAAAAATCATATCTAAATAAAGCTCCTTGTACTCCATATTGAATAATATGCTCTATGTTATTATCAGATAAAAATTTCGATATTTCACGCTCTGCTTTTGATAATGTATTTCTATTAAAATTTACTTCAAAATTTTTATACCTTTTTAATTGGGTTTCACTTATTTTTTGTTTAGTTTTTTCACTATGCTCTTTTCCACGCATCCAATTGCTACAACCTAACATTTTTTCTGAATGTTGTTTTTTAATTTCATCATTCCATCCAAGACCATTTCTTTTGTTAGATGTACATACGTTTTCATATTGTTTACCATCTCTATCTGCTAATAGACCATTTTTAAACTTTGAATTTGGATTATTATCGCCTTGTTTATCATACTTACCCATTTTAGAAGAATCTTTTTTTGGTTTCCTCATTTTCTGTTTAATTTCTTCGCTATATGGTTTTCTGGCAGCTTCTAATTGTTTTTCGTTCTTAGTAAAAGCACATTTTTTACTACAATATCTTCCGGTTCCGTATGTTCCATCATGGTTGCATGAGCATCGTTCGCATATTTTCATTTATAAGATGTTTTATTTTATATATCATCATTATCTAAAAATATTACTTTCATAATAGTTATATGCAATTATTTCTATTTAGTATAAATCCTCGGAATAGAGGGTAGTTTTTAATTCCTGAGTTTGTTTAGCCGCAAAGGCAATTTGACCACCTTCTTTTCGATTAACAAATCGATTTTTACTCGTTAAGAATCCTTGTTCGTTTTCTCCTATGCCATCTTCGGCATGAGTAACGGCTCGTAATCCAGTCAAACAACCGATAGTCCAAATACATTGACCATGTCGATGTCCGGTTACAACAATTCCTCTGTCACAATTTTTAGGTAAGACTTGAGGAATGTCCTTCTTTAGAGGAATTTCCTTACACCAAATTGCTGCACATAAAATGTATTCTGGATTATCGTACATTAGATGATTACTATTTTTTCTATGATGGTTGCTCGAGTAGGGTAATAACAAATTTGTTTTCCTTCTTCGTTGTAAAATATATAAGCTCCGTCGTTTTGGGACATATTAACAGCTTCAATCTGTTCAGTCCACGTAGCACCTTCTCCGGGTAAAACTCTTAAGTGATAAACTCTCATATTATTTTCGGTTTAAAATTCTAATTGCTTTGTTTGTACATTCATTTGTTAGGCCATAACCTATGTCAATGCAATCAGGATGATTGATATTATTTGAACAACAAACAAAATTACCTAATTGACTATCTAACATATCTTCATCGTCATCTAAAATAACATAATTAGTGATTTGATAATATTGATCTAAGATTGCTTGGATCTCATCACCTCGTTGTAACTTTTCACGAAACTCTTCATCTTTAACTCTTCGCCATAAATCAGGAGTTACTCCAATAAGTTCACCAGCTAAACCTCTCTTCTCCCACATTGCCTGCATTTTAGCAAGTCCGGCATGTCTCCATGAAGAACTCATTATAATTTTAGCACCAGTTTCATCTACAATTCTTTTTAGATTGTCCATGAAATGTTGATGGAATATTCGACCGAATTCATCATGACCCTGTCCTATCACATTAAGCACTCCGTCGATGTCAAGAAAGATTACTTTCATATTAATTGTCCATTTTTAATTTCTTCGGATCTCTTTAACAAATTAACTTCCTTTCTAATTTCTCGTCTCCACCATTCTTTCGTAAGTCTAGGATTATTAATGTCCGAGTAAATAATAAATGCTAATTTAGGCTTAGCAATTTCTATTTCTTCACCCCATAAAATCCATTTCTTACGTTTAGTAATTTCCATACCATCATAAAACTCAGTATATTCGTAACTGTCAGCTTCATTAGCTTCGTATTGAACGGCATATTGAAATTTTCTACCGTCGATTTCTATTTCTTTTAACATTATTCATTAGATATTAAGGCTCCTAGCCAAGTTAATTCGATTCCAACAACAAGAATTCTTCCACCAATAGAATCAAATAACCACCAATTCATTGGATTAAAATCCATAGCGATGAAAGAACCTACTATATAACATGATGTATGTAGTAGAATATAAAGTGAGAGTTTAAATAGATTCCTCTTCATTATCAAGTATTTGATTTTGTGTAGTGTTAGCCGATGTAGGAAATAACATTCGAGTAAGTAACATCAGTAAGAACATATCATGATATGATACGAATGGACCGTTAAAAATTCTCGGGACGGTAAGATTCCATAGAATCATAGTTGGAAATGCAAATACGGCAATTACAATTGCAGCAAGAATAAAATACTGAAAAGTTGCACTTATTCCGAGTAAGATTGTCTTCATAATAAATAGTTTATTGTTATATGTTTGATTGAGTAAATATAATCAACATTATCTAAAAATGAAAACTTTAGAGCATTTAGTTATTAACAAATACAACAAAAGCTCAATCTTATGATTAAGCTTTATCGAAGGTATATAAGGCCATACTAATAACCAGGGCCTTTTCCTAAGGAAATATCGTACCCGAAATGGGATTCGAACCCATACTGTACAGGGTTTAAGTCTGATGCCTCTTCCAATTGGGCTACCCGGGCAAATAAAAAATAAACTTCTTTGTACCTAAGGTAGGACTCGAACCTACACTGTCATGCTCCTAAGGCATGTGCCTCTTCCGTTGGGCTACTTAGGCAAATCGGTAAGTGATGGCCTACTTGTTACCATCTGTCTCTGTTTAGTTGCAACCACTAATCCTGAATGTAGAGAACTTACCTTTTGTTTTATGTTAGCTAATAAACATGGTTTCTAATGTTATTAACATCATCATTTTATTTTTGTACATTATAATATACATTTAGCCACAAAATGACGGGTTTTGTATATTATAATGTACATTTTGAGCTGACGGTCAGGATCGAACTGACTCTATTCTAGGTTACAAAGCTAGGGCACCACCATTTATGCGTCGCCAGCAAATGGTTGTTATCCGAGGTGGATTCGAACCACCAATGACTGCACCAAAAACAGTAGTGTTACCGTTACACTATCGGACAATTTTGTATCTCGACCGGGAATCGAACCCAGAATTAAAGCTTAGAAGGCTATCGTTATATCCAATTTAACTATCAAGACAATTAAGTTCTCCAACCCTAGAACTTATACATATCATCATTAAGCGGTCACATAGAATGTGAGACATGTCTTATTTTTTTATCTTTCTACCTAATTTCCAATTATCAGGTATTGAATCTCCTTTATTAATTTTCTTATTCTCTTTGCCGTTGGTAATCCAGCAAGTACCGAATTGAGAATTTTTATCACCTATTCGTTCTTTGGCTTTATCTCTCATAAGTTGTTTACTTTCTTCGGTATGAGATTTACCAGTCCAATCCGGTACTTTAAGAATTCCCTTTTTAATCGATAATTTCATCGCTTCAGATAATGTATTTCTCTAGAAAGGTACAAAAGTGGGCAGAGGAGAGAGTGGGATTCGAACCCACGGGAGTAATTAACTCACACAAGATTTCAAGTCTAGGCGCTTTTGACCACTTGCGCACCTCTCCATTTTTATTTTTTAATTTTTCTACCTAATTTCCAATTTTCCGGTATTAAATCACCTTTATGAATTTTCTTATTGTCTATTCCATTAGTAATCCAACATGTACCATATTGTGAATTTTCTACCGAAGATCCTTTTCCTTTAGATGAAGTTCGCATCTTCAATTTAGATTCTTCTGTATGGGTTCTTCCGGTCCAATCATATGGTTTTATTTTTCCTTCAGCATGTAATCTCATAAAGGTTAGCGATCCAGTTTGCTTCAATTTATTAATTCTGGATTCTGCCCATTCTTTATCGTTTTCCATTAACCATTTTTGCTTTTCATTAGATTTGATTGCATTTATCTTTTGTTGTTCAACGCTAAATCTACCACCACCTTCACCACCAATTTTTAGATTCATGCATAGCTCTTCATTTAGCATTTCTTGATTAACGATTTCTCGCTCTCTTTCAGCTAATGATTTTCTATCTTCTAAAAATTCTAAAATTTCCTTTGTATGATTTTCAATACCATACTTATTCAATGAACGAATTAATCTTTTTCCGGAACCCATATATCCATCCTCTAAATCTGAACACGAATGCATTCCAATATAATATTTTCCGGTTACATTACAAGTTGTCTTGTATATGTAGTGGTACTTGTGTGCTTTTCTAGGCATATAAATTTTTTATTTTATATATCCTAGAAAGGTACAAAAATGACCAGTGGGTGGAAAACCGGGATCGAACCGGCGATCTCTAGAACCACAATCTAGCGCTTTAACCAACTAAGCTACAACCACCATGTATAAAACAAAAAAGCTCGATTCATTTGATAGAACCGAGCTTTGCAATTTAGTATTTATATTTTCACATAAGAACCATCACACTTCGGTACTGTTTTCAGATCTTGTTAGATGCTGAAGCGACGTTAACGATAATGTACTTGAAGTTCTCATTGTTTGTGATTTATTATTTTTTATATATACTGTTATATGTCTGAAATTGCCGAGAGTTTCAAAAAACTTTCAATTTATTTTCTTGTTAAGGCAATTGGGATCGAACCAATGGCACGTCTAGGTTCCTTATTTAACTCTGTATATAAGTACTGAAGATTGCTCTACCAACTGAGCTATACCTTAATTTAGTAGCGTAATTTGGATTCGAACCAACCCGCTGGCTTATGAGACCAGTATGCAACCTTTACACTTTAACGCAAGCTGACCTTAAGGATTCGAACCTTTAACTTGTTTCCTCTTTTAGTTTTGCAAACCTACTCAATTCTACCGTGCCCAATACACTATTGCCAATCGTCAGTTTCGAACCTGACAGCCTCAAGATTAATTACGTCTTAAGATTTGTTTCTCCTGAAGGACTCGAACCTTCATTCACCTAAGTGAGTAGCTGCTTCAGCGCAGCCCATGTTTACCAATTTCACCAAGAAGAAAACTGCTAAGTAAATTTCATCGGTAAATTACTTTTCACTTTATGCAGTTGACATAAGGAGGCTTATTTAATAGCTGAGAATTACCGTTCATAGCTAACCTACTTCCAATCATTTTGTAGTCCCACCGGGAGTCGAACCCGACTTTTCAGGATGAAAACCTGATGACCTAACCGATAGTCGATAGGACCATTTGTACATTTTAATTCTTACCACTCCTCAAACGTACAAAAGTGGGCAGTATTATGTACGGGACTCGAACCCGTGTTATCAACGTGAAAGGCTGACGTCCTAGACCAACTAGACGAACATAACATTTTTAAGCTTCTTCAGAGACAAGTCCTAAAACTTCTTCTCTGTAAATTTTATTCAATTCACTTACTTCAATATCGATATTCGTTTGTGGATATCGGTGAAGTAAAATTTTAACCAATCTAATTCTTTTCTCAGCCAAATCTTGATTAAAGTCCATTTCAATCATTGCATCACTTAAATGAGATTGAATTGCGATTGATAATTTGATAGTTTCCATAATGTGATTGTTTAATTTTGATAAGTAAAACTAATCAATTTAATTGACATATGGAAATGTTTATACAAAAAGTTATTAACAATTTAAAAATAAAAAGTTTGTCACCTACGCAGATTGGTGAATACTCAAGTACATCGACTTATAATATCTTACTAACAAAATGAACGGATCTGTGTTTCCTGTATGCGGCAAGTGACCTCCTTCCTTGCTTGTGTTTCCGTATCGATTGTGCGGCAACATACCATTTTGAATTCAACAAACTTTTATTTCTTTATCTTTCTACCTAACTTCCAATTTTCAGGTATAGAATCTCCTTTTTTAATTTTTATGTTTTCATTACCATTGGTAATCCAACATGTACCAAATTGTGAATTTTTATCACCGATTCGTTCTTTGGCTTTATCTCTTATACGTTGTTTGCTTTCTTCGGTATGTGATTTACCAAGAAAAGGATTTGACATACCTTCTTGAGATTTAATTAATGCGGTATGCCATTTATTATAATATTCCGGATCAGTCTTAAGTTTTTCTACGTGTCGTTTACTTAATAATTGTCTTACGGCTTTTCCTCCTGCTTTATGAAATTTTACCTTATGATTGTTATCTACAAATCCACCACTAAACTCACCACCAAGTCTTAGGTTTAGACATAATTCATCGGCTAATAATTCTTCGTTTATAATAAATGATTCTCTATCAGATAATGATTCTCTATCAGGCAAAAATTCTAAAATGACTTTTGTATGGTTTTCTTTACCATATTTTTTAATGGAATATCCTATTCTAGTACCAGATCCTAAATATCCATCTTCTAAATTATAAGTAGAATGCATTCCAATATAGTACTTATTAGTAATCACACATGTTATTTTATAAATATAATGATATCGGATTCGTTCTTTTCTTGGCATATAAGTTTTATTTTATATATCCAAGAAAAGTACAATTCCTTGAAATGTAGCGGATTAAGGACTCGAACCTCGCCATTGGGTTATGAGCCCGATATGCTACCAATTACACTAAACCGCGATATACCTTTAAGAAGAATTATCAACTATTCTTCAGTTGATGATTCCAATTGTCTTAATTTTAAACCTTCTTCAATTGTTTGAATGATGTCCTCAATTATTTGAGCTCTCGTAACATCAAAGTTACCGTTCATTCCGTTCAAATCTTTTGCATCAATGGCAACAGATCCTACTGACTTACCGTCTTTTTGTAATTCAATTACTAATGTATCAAACATAATATAGTTATTTTATTTAATTATTTTATGCAATTTAAAATAAATTGTTTCTCTACTTATTAACATCTATCTACAGAGTCTATCAGCTACATATGATGCTGATATACTGTAAGGTTTACATCTAGCGTTATAACCTAATGATTCTACATAACCTAAAGCAGAACGCAGAATTGAATTAGATTGATACTTAGGGTCTGGATTAAAATCTAAATCGATGAAAGCAGGTTTTTTAATATCATTAGCTTCAAGCCATTGAGCTAATTCAACTGAATCTTCTACCTCTTTCCAAAGTCTAGTAAATCTATCTAAAACTCTAGGAATTGATTTACGAGAGTAGATAACGTGACCTCCTCGATTACCATAATGTAAAACAATAACCATTGCGTAAATTGTGTTTCTTCCGATATTTTGCGAATCCGAACCGATATACATTTTGATGTCTCTACCAGTTGCGAGTTTGTCCTTTAAATAAGGAATTAAGTCAATTACTTGACCGTTTGTCAACGATTGAAATTTCCGGTCCATGATTATTAAATTTATATTAGTTATTTAACTTTTCGGCCTAATCTCCTAAATTGTAGGCAACATGGGATTCGAACCCATCACCTCCTCGGTATCAGCGAGGTGCTCTAAACCAAATGAGCTAGCTGCCTATATTGCACGGAGTCAGAGAATCGAACTCTGTCTATGCGAGGTTTTGGAGACCTGCCGCTTCCTTAAGCTACTCCGTATTTTAGTGGGGAAGATCGGATTCGAACCGATGACACACGGATTTTCAGTCCGTTGCTCTACCAACTGAGCTACAACCCCATTATAAACAAAAAACCTCTGAATTTTTGAAGATTCAGAGGCTAAAGTATATTGTATTAAAATATCGATACTACATCCGAATCACATTGCTATCCACATAATCATTCCCGGCAAACTTAATCGCCCAGTCAAAATTCATGTTAATATTTATGTTAGTAGTAGGTATCATTTTATTGATGTTTTAATATTGTTTTATATATACTGTTATATGTTCTAAATTTCAAAAAGTTTCAACTTATTTTTATATTATTTTAATCTTAGTTAGTCCCACCAAGAATCATATTCTTTAACGAAGATTTCCATTGCTAAAGCAAAGTCTTTACTTCTATTTAGATGAGCAATTTTCATACCCATTACGTATTCTTTATTCTTTTTTGCCAATTGAGCTGGTGTGTATCTCTCATCATTCCTATCCATCAATCTGTGGCAATCTGGACGATCTTCACAAGGAATAGTATAGTAATCTGACTTACCCCATTTCTCGTTATGTTTTTCTCTATATGGCTCGTCGTAGTTATCCTCATGTACTTTCGTTAATAACTCTAAACATTCGGTCATAGTTCGAATTTGCTTTTCGCGGTTCTCATCTACCGTATGTCCATGGTCTCTAACATATTGTATATGAGCTTTCAACTTAAATAGAATTGGTTCCATAATGTAATGGTTATCCCAATCTCTGTCTCGCCATACAATAGGCATCCATCGAATTATATTCTTAATTCCTCTGACAAAATCCTTGGAAGGAATCTTAATGTATTCCTTCCAATAAAATTTTGCATTGTCTACCGCTTCTTCAGCGTAGAACTTAATTCGTTCGTTTATCATATTTGTTGTTTTGATTAACCTTCAGCTTCTTCAGTATCTATTACTCCAGAGTCTTTAACAATTCCTTCAAGTACTTTGAACTCAAAGCTTTTGAATTTGAATGTTTTGTTTACTAAACCACCTTCAATTCTTACACAAACTCCTTCTTTGATATGTTTAGTATCAAGGATAGATGGACCAGAACCATAAGATTCTACTAATGTAGAAAATTCTTCGACAATATCTCGATCATCATTATAAAATCTACCTTCAGCATTACCGATTGCTATTAATTCGTTTAAGGTTATTGTAGCAACATGTGGTACAGTTTTTACACCTAATTCGTTACAACGTTTTACAACGTCATTCCAAGCATAATCGATAGATTGACCATCTTCATTTGCAAAGGTCATACGGTAAACATAAACCTCAGATTGAGTAGAATCACAACCATAAGAATAAGCCATAGACTTACCATATTGTTTTGTAAATTCTTTATCACCCATTTTGGTTGTATCAACAGATGGCATAATTGCAGCTCCGGTAGATTCAAAACCTACAATTTCAAAATAAACGGTTTCACCCTTTCTTAAGTTACCTTTGAAAAGGTTCATTGCTTTATCTCGGATGGTTGGGTCGTGGAATTGGTTTGCGGATTTTGATTCTCCTAAAACAACTCTACGAGTACCATTCAAATAAGCCCATTCTTTGTCGTTGATGGCTAATCCAAATTTTGCTGCAAGTTTTTCTAACCAATCTAATTCTCTAGTCATTTGAACGTGACCGATACGACCTGAAGTACCGTGAAGTTTTTCAGTAATAACGATGTGTTGACCTTTTTCGAATTCGTGAATATTCTTACCAAAGTGTCCGGTATCAAAATGTTCTTTGAACATTACAGAAGATCTAGAAACTCGGGTTTTCTTACCTTGATTTTCTCTAGCAATTTTAGCGGTATTTGGATTTACATATTTGTTACAGATAGGTACACCTTTCCATTCGTCAAATTCAAATCCTTCTACATCTAAACCGGTTACCATAATAAATCCAAAGTAATGTAATGGAACCCAGAAACCATCAGAGATTTCACCTCTAAATTTTTGAGCTCTTACTCTTCGGTTTGCATCGAACATTCCACCTTTCTCATCTTTTCTAGCATTTAACTCGGCATCACGATAAAGGTTGTTTGCTTTACAGAACTCATCGGATAACTGACCATCAGATGGAAAAAAACAACCAATATCTCCTTCATTTGAATCTAATCCGATTACTACTTGATTTCCTTGACATGTTGCTAATTTAACTTTGTCTGCGTTTGGATGTGGTCTCACATTTTTTAATCTAACGATTTGTGCTAAATAACTCATTTTAATTTATTTTAAGTGATTTTATATTTCCAATAACTATTTTCATATTCTATAGATTCTCTTAGAGCTTTTCTTAATTTATAAGACAAATATAATCAATGTCCATGACACTTGAAAATAATTTCTCGTTAAGTTATTAACAATTTGAAGCTATGGAAGGAGTCGAACCTTCTTTTTATTAACGCTTCCAACCGCTCGTTAATAAGCTTTTCTTGGGTGTGCTGTACTTCCGTGTACAATACATAGCTCTAGTAGTCAGAACAGGATTCGAACCTGTATGGTGTTACCTAGAGTACTCAATACAGAGCTGTAAATCGGTTACGAACCATTACTCTTAGCGTCTTCCTCGTTATAACAGGATTTCTCACATTATAAGCATTCCGCCACCTGACTAAATTGTGAACAGAGCAAGATTCGAACTTGCGACGATACAACCATTTTACTGGATGACATAAACCTCTTTGCCATTACGTATTATCTGTTCTGATAGGAACGAGCATCACTACATTTTTATCTTAGCCATTTAAGCCTGACTAAGCCTATCATAATTGTGCACATTTAATATACACAAATATACAAATAACAGAGAGAATGCATAATATTGATATTACCATTGTAGGCATATAATCATCCTTCTCTCTCCAAATTTTGTAATTATATCGAGGATCGTTCTGTTTCCATGAATGGTCTTCTGACGCTACAGATTTATCATGCTTCTTTCGTAGTTTCTTTAGGGATTTCCTAATTTCTCTTTTACATGGTTCGGTACCACAACAATAAAAAAAAGAATCTTCCTTTTCATTTACTAATTTAGTAGTAGCTTCTTCCTCGCAACAATAGCAATAATTTGGTTTCATATTAATACTCTTTAATGAGTACGGTACCATCACCATGCTCTAAACAGTCAACGCAAAAGATAATGTCTTTTACTTCTGGCCATCTACCCGCAGTAGGTTCGGTTTCATATTCAGTTATCTTGTGACGTGGCGTGTGGCCGATTACTTGGTCGTAACCTTCCAATGCATCCCATCTTAATCTTCTTGGCCTAATCCAAACTGGACCTGCAAATTCGGAATATCCACCAGAATCTCCATCTACGTTAAATAAAATATTTAAACGATATTGCCAAGCTTTGTTGATAATCTCATCCGGTCTAAGATTCCAATCTCCTTCAAAGTCATCTTTGAATCGGAAACCATCTCGTTTTACCGTTGCATGCAATTGACGCAACCAACCGTGTGTTACACCAGCATGAGTCCATAAAGTTCTTTTCAATCTACCGTCAATTTCTCTTTCATGATAATATGCAAAAGTAAATTTGTCGATATTTTTAGTGAACAACTCCTGAAAATCGAATTTCATTTCTGGTCGATAACCGGAACAGATTTGATCGGCCACAATATATTGAATATCGTGATTTCCTAAAAGAAGGACTATTTTGTCCGGATATTCAGATTTTAGATGTATGATTTCCTCTAGATTTAATTTCATCTCGAGGTTTTGTATATCAAATGAATCTACATAATCTCCAACGAAAATGATTTTATCCATTTCATGCAAAACTGGATATGTATCTGCAAAAGCTTCTTTTGCTCCATTATCAATCTCACTTCTCCAGCTGTTATAGTCCATTAGAGAGCCGAATAACACAGTCTTCCAGGTATTTCTTCCGTGGATATCTCCGATAGACATGATTTTCATTGTAGTTTTCATTTTATGATTCATCTTATTTAATAAACATCGTTCAAGAGATAGACTCTCGTAGATGATATATGTACTATGTTATATGCACTAAATATAGATTAGTATCAAAAAAGAGATTTCAAATTTCTCTTCTTAATTATTTCTTTTAAACGGTCTACGTAAGTAAGGTCTTCTGCATAATTTTGTCTCAAATACTCAAAATACTCACCTTCCGTTTTAATATCGTAAAGGTAAGTAGAATAATATAGAGCATAGTCTAATAAAGAATCTTGCCAATTTTCATAATATGCATGATTACGATTTGTGCCTTTAGCTAAGTTTGCTCGTTGTGCAGCTTCACGCATCCCAAACATATTGTGATTTTCTTTAAAGATAACTGATTTATAGTGTCCAGTTTCTAAATATGTTTGTGCCAATACGATATGCGGATATCTAAAATTCAAAGTTTTGATTTTTGCAATCAAAGCGGTTTCCGTAAATTCGTTGTATTCTCGTATAACAATTAACTTT